GGCTTTTCAATCAAAACGGTACGCGGCGTAAATGGTGGCACATATGCTTGTAAAGAAATTGTTGTTGCCTATGGCGCATGGATAAGCGCATTTGTTCATCTAGCGGTTATCCGCACTTTTCTCGCTACTGTTGAACAATCCCCTTATATCACCGATGAGCAGCTTGTTCACATCAAGCAAGGTGTGCGAGAGATGGTTTATCGCACAGGTAAGTATTGGCAAGCGGTGTATAACGAACTTTTCAATTATGTCCAAGCGCCATCAGTGCGTGAGATTAGACGCGAACGTTATCCAGATGCCTGTCGATTTTTAAACATTAGTGAACAGACACGCGGTTTAAAAGAACGAGATTTAGAACCTGTTGACGCATTACCACCACCGCACATTGTGATGGTGCCGATTGATACAAGATTCAATGGAAGTATTGAAGTTGTTATAAAAGATGGTTTAGTAGGCTGTTATCATCGTGAGTTAATCCCAGTAAACGGTATCAGAGATAAGCCTTACGGAACACTGCTTAAAGCACGATTTGAGGCAGGAAAATGAAACCGCAACAATACAGACTAATCAGCGAACAAGTGAGAGCAAATGCTCTCGCCGCTGTGCAAGCGTTGCCGATAAGTGATGCGGGATTTTCCCGTATCACTCACGAAAATAAAAAAGCAAAAATTTGGGTAGTGCGCATCGAGGAAGAAAAGCAAACCCGCACTCATCGGCAAAACCGTTATTTATGGGGCGTGGTCTATAAGACGATTATAGATAACGACCCGGGTATTTTTGCAAGCGAGCAGACCGACGCTGTTTTAAAGCAGGCGGGGTTAACCGTTAAAGATGTTGTCCATGAGTTTTGTAAACGTCGGTTTTTAATGCCTGTGTTTGTAGCGGGGATAGAAGTTATGCCGTCCACAAAGACGCTAGAGAAAGCGGCGTTTAATGATTATGTGGAGGATATTCGACGTTGGGCAGCGCATGAGTTGCAGATTTTTATTCCTGACCCTGTGGTAGCAGGTTATGCGGATATCGGGAGGTAGTGATGTTAAAGGTAACATTTGTTTTTGTGCATCTTGTTCTATTTTTTTACGGTATCTATTGCTTAACGCTCTGTGTGTTTAAGAGTGGCTTTTCGGAGTGGATTTATTTTTTAGCAGGAGTAACGATGTTTGTGTGCAGCTTGGCAATTATGTTGTGGTGTATATGAGCAATAAGAAAAACCGCCAGCAATGGTTACTCAATAAAGCACGCGGACAACAATGCACAGCAATGATTGACGGCGTGTGTAATCACGATACCAGTACAACCGTTGCGGCGCATATTCAACTACCCGCGCAAGGCATTATGGGCGCAAAAACGCATGATTTACACGTCGCTTGGGTATGCAGTGCGTGTCATGACGCTATCGATAGACGGACGAATACGGACTTAGAACGTGATTTTGTGAGATACAAAGCTTATGAGGCGGTATTACGGACGCAATTAAGGTTATTTGCGCTATTGACGCCACAAGAAAAACAAAAACTAGGAGAGGGATTATGAATTATCGGGTTACTTTACCTTTCCCTCCATCGGAATTGATGCCTAACAATAAAAATGGTAGACACTGGGCTGTTACACATAAAGCTAAATTAAAGGCACGGGAAGACGCTTATTTTCTGACTTTACAGGCGGGGTGGCGAGGCGCAGATGTATCAAACGGCATTAAAGTTACTTTTTATCTTCCGGATAAGCGCCGACGTGATAACGATAATCTTTTAGCGGCGAGTAAACCCGCATTAGATGGATTTGCTAAGGCTATTGGGGTAGATGACAGTAATTTTAATCCATTGCTGATAGTCCGAGTGGATAAAGTTGATAAGAAAAATGAAAAAAATAATGGAGATGAAGAGCCAGCAAGAATGGAGATTGAGCGCTTATGAATGATTATCGTCCGTTATTGTTAATGTTCGCCGTCTTGATAGTGATGTCTATTTACTGTTGTTTACAAACTATCGCACCGACACCGAAAAAAATCATACCGTTAGATGGTGGGCGAGAAAGAGCAGAAAGAATAAGAGAGGCGCGATGACAAATAGCGAAGTAGAAGCCTTACTTTGGGGCTATGCGCGTTGGGCGCGGACAGGTGAAGAATGGCGCAAACTCGGCTATCCGCCTTGTGCTGAGTTTGCCAAACAAATCCCTCGCACGATTGATATCGATGGCATACCGCAGTTGACAGATGATGAGGGTGAGAAAATCGGACGGATTTTACAGAGTTTAAAGCAGTGGTTTCCGAATAGCTTTAACGCTATTGAAGCAAGGTTTTTTTATGGCATTTTTAGTGATAAAGATGTAGTGAGAAATAGACGGTGGAAATTTACTAATGCAGAGAATGTACGACAAAAAAGACAGCACGCCTACACATTTATAATTGCAAAAATTGTTCCATAATTAAAAAATTGACAATCCAAGGATGAAACTATATACTTTCAGGTAGAGTGGCGAAAGTTATGTATATAACGTTTACCTCTCTAATTTCACTAAAATGGCAAGCCCTGTACTTTCGTACGGGGCTTTTTTGTATCTGCGATTTGACAATCCTGGGGTCATAATGACCCCAACTTATTTATTGCCCGCTTTTTAATATCGGACAAAAAAAGCGAACATTAGTTAGGACATTTTTAACTATGGTGATTATCGCCATAGTTCAATTCAGAGATTTCAATAAGTTACAGCCTCACTTCGGTGGGGCTTTTTTTATGCGGATTTATGTGAAAGTTTCTCCGCGCCTGCCTGTCTTCGGACGGGCTTTTTTTATTTTTAGCGGGTGGTTTATGAAAGAAAACTATCAAAAGGCACTTGGATGGGTTTTGCAAGCAGAGGGCGGGTATTCAAATCATCCTAAAGACCCCGGTGGCGCAACAAATTTCGGGATTACGCAACGCACTTATGATGCTTGGCAACAGCATCATGGATTACCGACACGCTCGGTAAAGCTAATCGAAAAGCACGATGTTGACCAAATTTATAGAGAGCAGTACGCAAACCCAATTCGTTTCGACGAGCTGCCAAGCGGCTTAGATTATGCGATGTTTGATTTTGCGGTTAACAGTGGCGTATCGCGTGCTGTTAAGACATTACAAGCATTTCTCGGTGTTGAAGCGGATGGCATTATTGGCGTTAAAACATTAGAAGCTCTCAAAAAGCAAAATAGCTGTTTACTCGCCACTCAGCTATGCGACGAGCGATTGGCGTTCATGAAGCGACTAAAAACATGGGATACGTTTGGCAAGGGCTGGACGAGCAGAGTAACAAACGTGCAAATTATCGCTCTATCTATGTGCAAAGGCGTAACGCCAAAAGCAGAGCAAAAACCGGCAGATGGCGGCGCTTATGGCGAAGAAAAGTGGTCAGCAGCTATCAATGACGCAATAAGAAACCCAACCGCAGCAGGTGCGATTGCTGCTCAAGCGGGCGGAATTTTATCGGTGTTTAGCGGTAATAGCCCTATCCACTGGGCGATTGCAGCGTTATTACTGATTGGCGGTCTAACGCTGATTGTGAAGCTGGTGCGGCAATGATTGCACGATTAAAGACTATGCTTGCTTGGCTGAGTGCGTTTGTGCTGACAGTAGTTACTCTTGGCGGGTATACGGTCAGACAAAGACAACGTGCGGAGCAGGCAGAGCGAGAAGCCGAGCAGCTAATGATTAACAATCAAGCACACGTTGCGCATAGTCAACGCATTAATGCAGCAATCAGGGCAAACAATCAAGCGCAAGCAGAAGTAGATAGAGAATTAGAAAGTGGCAAAAGAGATTATTTTGAACGTGATTAAAGCAAGCATCTTAGCGTGTCTGCTATCTGCGTGTGTCAAGCCGTATCCCGTTATAGTCAATCATCCATGCCCACCGAAACCAGTGCTTGCAAAAATTGCAACAACTGAACTTGAGCCGCTAAGTGATGAAACGTACGCAAAGCTCGTGCGGAGAGAAGAAGCATTAAAAGCATACATTAGATTATTAGAGGTGAATTGTGCCGAAAATTGAATATAAATGGGAAATTAACATTACGACTGCAATCGCTGTATTTGCATTTGTCGCAGCAGGCTTTGGCAGCTATTACGCCGGTTTACAAGACAGGGCGTTAATTAGACAGCAAATGGACACGATGCAAGCAGAGTATCGCTCAATGCTAGCGCGAGAAGAAAATGAGCGTAAAGCTGCAGACACAAGGATTGAGATGCAAGCTAATAATGCTGCTGCTCAGTTAAAAGCAGATATGCGCGATATGGGCGCTAAGATTGACCGCATTTACGAAACGGTGGTTAAGGGTCGATAAGATGAGCTGGCGCAATGGTAAGACAACAAAACAACGTGGCTATGATGGTAGATGGCGCAAAGCACGCGAACATTATTTATCTCATCATCCGCTTTGCGTTTATTGTCAGCGTGAAGGGAGAATAACGCCTGCTACCGTTGTAGACCATATTATCCCGCACAAAGGCGACGCTAGGTTATTTTGGGATAAGACTAATTGGCAATCACTGTGTAAGCATTGTCACGACAGCATCAAACAGCGCGAAGAAAATTCAAAAATTGGATGTAACGAAAAAGGATTTCCGCTTGACCCAAACCACCACTGGTACGGGGGCGGGTAAAAAGTTCAAAATTGCCCTCTTAGCGACCGCCGCCCCTAACTCTTTTTTAATGCTAACCGAAAAAAATCCAGACTATGACGAGAAGAAAAAGAAGCGACAGCACCGCTGCTACCGTCGCAGCTTTTGCTGGTGCGAGTATGGCGATAGAACCGCCAAAACCTCTTACTAACCAAGAGTTATTTTACTGGCATGACATTACACGCGCGCGTGCGCGCGAGGACTGGACAGCAATCGATTTAGCGCACGCTTGGAATTTGTCTAAATTGCTTGCTTATATTGAGCAGAGCCATACAGATATAGCCGCGCAAGGATTGACGCTAATTAACGAACGTGGAACGCCTGTCGATAACCCTGCAATATCGCGGCTAGAAAAATTAAGCCGTCTTGCGCTGTCATACTCGACGAAATTGCACATACACGCAGAGGCGACTGTTGGGAAAAGTGAAGACAGTGCAAAAAGAGCGACTAAGCAGCGAAAAGCGGGGCAGACATTGGATGATATGGGCAGTTTAATAGCGAGACCGCAATGACCCGCGCAGAAAAAGTAATTGCTTTTATTGAGGCTTTTTGCCGTATTCCAGAGGGCGTCCACGTTGGTAAAGGCTTGAAGCTAGAACCTTTTCAAAAGCAATTTATCATTGACGTTTATGACAATCCGGTAGGCACTGAAAAAGCAATTTTATCTATTGGGCGCAAAAATGGTAAGACCGGTCTAATTGCGTGTTTGCTGTTGACCCATTTGGTCGGACCAGAAGCAAAGCTTAACAGCCAGATTGTTAGTGGTGCGATGAGTCGAGAGCAAGCGGCGCTGGTGTTTAATCTTGCAGTAAAAATGATTAACCTCAATCCTGACTTGCAAGACATCATACACATTATCCCGTCGGGTAAACGTTTGCACGGACTGCCGATGAACACAGAGTATAAAGCGCTTGCGGCAGAAGGAAAAACCGCGCAAGGGTTATCACCTGTTTTAGCAATCTTAGATGAGGTCGGGCAAGTCCAAGGTGCGCAGAATGATTTCGTTGATGCGATTGTTACTGCGCAAGGTGCGCATGAGCATCCATTGTTGATTGCAATTAGCACACAAGCGGCGAATGATGCTGATTTGTTAAGCGTCTGGATTGATGATGCTGAGCGTAGTCAAGACCCTCACATCGTGAGCCACGTTTACGCTGCTCCTCAAGATGCCGATGTACTCGACCGCGACGGTTGGAAAGCCGCCAACCCAGCACTCGGTAAATTCCGCTCATTGCGCGACCTCGAAAAACTAGCAGAAAACGCGGCACGAATGCCATCCGCTGAAAACACTTTCAGGAACCTCAATCTCAATCAACGGGTATCAACTAACAACCCATTTATCAGCGCGGCTGTTTGGGCGGATAACAGCGCGATGCCGTCCTCACTACAAGATATGGAAGTTTACGCAGGGCTAGATTTATCTGCGCGTACAGACCTAACCGCACTGGTATTGATTGGGCGAGATTTAGCGGGTATTTGGCACGTTGAACCGCATTTTTGGACACCAAAAGAGGGGATAACTGACCGCTCTAAACGCGACCGAGCGGCTTATGACGTTTGGGCGCGTGAGGGTTACATACACACCACGCCATCGGCTACCGTGGATTATGCTCATGTGGTAGCGGATATGGCGGACATTTTGGCGGATTTAAACGTGTGCGGCATTGCTTATGACCGCTGGCGCATGGATATTTTTAAAGGTGAGCTTGACCGCGCAGGGCTTTCCTTGCCGATGATTGAGTATGGGCAAGGATTTAAAGATATGTCGCCCGCGATTGATGCGCTGGAGGCAGCATTACTTAACAAACAAATTAGACACGGCAATCATCCTGTCTTAACCATGTGTGCGGCTAATGCGGTATTACAACGCGACCCAGCGGGCAATCGCAAGCTTGATAAATTTAAAGCAAGCGGTCGGATTGACGGGATTGTAGCGTTAGCGATGGCGTTTGGCGCAAGCCAAAAATTGTCAGAACCTGTAATTACGAGCGAGCAAATGGATGATTTTTTTAACAATATGGTGATTGTATGAACATAACCCTTAACACCGCTGCTGTTAGAGAGTGGCTAGGAGGATTGTTTGGACGACAACGCCTTGATAAAAATGCAACTGTCTACCCGTACGATAGCACGCCAACGCCAATGGGGAGTAGTGTTAGCGTTGATAACAGCCTAAAACTCTCCGCCGTTTGGGCGTGTGTGCGTTTGCGTAGTCAAACCATTAGCACGCTACCCATTCATTTACGGGATACTGAAAAAAATATCAGCGACAATCACCCGCTTTATAAGCTCTTACATGACGCACCAAATGCGGATATGTGCGCATCAGAGTTTTGGGAAGTGATGATTGCGAGTCTAGACCTATGGGGCAACGCTTACGCGTTAATTACACGCGGTGGCAATCGTATTATTAGCTTAGAGCCACTAGACCCGCAAGCAATGCGGGTAAAACGCGATAAAACAGGCGCGATAATCTATCAATATAGTAAGACAGGCTATGCCGATGAGTATAGCGAGGCGGATATTTTTCATGTTCGTGGCTTTACGCTCGATGGTTTGACTGGGTTGTCGCCCATACAATATGCGGCAGAAGCGATTGGCGCGCAAATGGATTTAAACCGATTTACTGCCAACGACTGGAAAAAAGGCTTAAAAATTGGCGGATTTTTCAAATTCCCGACCTTATTATCTCCAGAACAACGCCAAGTCTTTAGAGAAAATCTAGTGCGTTATCAACAGCCAGAGAATGCCGATAGCTATATGCTACTAGAAAATGGCATTGAGCCTGTAACCGCAAACGGTATTAAGATTAACCCAAAAGACGCGCAAGTCATTGAAAGTAAATACTTTGGCATTGAAGAAATCTGTCGTGCTTTTGGTGTGCCACCACAGCTAATCGGGCATTATGACAAAGCGAGCAGTTGGGCGTCCTCACTAGAGGGTATGAACCAAGGGTTTTTAACCTACTCGTTACGCCCCACACTGGTGCGCATTGAGCAAACGATTAGCCGAAAACTCCTTACTCCCATCGAAAGACAGCAATATAGACCCAAGTTCGCGGTTGAAGGGTTGTTGCGCGCTAACAGCGGGGAACGTGCAAACTTTTATAACTTGATGGTACAAAACGGCATTATGACTCGTAACGATGTGCGAGCGCTTGAAGATTTACCGCGTATAGAGGGAGCGGACGTGCTGACAGTGCAGCTAAACATGACGACGATTGACAACGTAGGGAAAGAACCAGTCAAAGACTCAACCGATAGGACTACAGAATGAAGACCAAGAGCATAAATTTCAAAGCAGAAGCCGTCAAAGATGACGGCTTTTTTAGTGGTTATTGCAGCGTATTTGATGTTGTTGATAGTTACGGTGACGCGGTGCGCAAAGGCGCATACGAAGAAACAATAAAGAAATGGCGCGAAAAGGGAAAGATGCCGCCTATTTTGTGGCAGCACGACCGGGCAAAAGTTATTGGTAAGTGGATAAACCTTAAAGAGGATGAGCATGGGCTTTATGGTGAAGGTCAGCTATTCATCAATGATATTGCGCTTGCAAAAGAGGCTCACGCGTTACTTAAACATGGTGCAATTGACGGTCTGTCTATTGGATATAGCATCAATAAGTGGTCGTACGATGAGGATAATGAAATCCTAGAGTTATTGGCTCTCGACTTGAAAGAGGTGTCAGTTGTCACATTCCCTGCTAATGAAGAATCAACTATCACGACTGTTAAAAGCACGCTCGAAAAAGGCGAATTACCCTCACTAAAAGAATTTGAAAAATTCCTGCGCGAAGCAGGATTTTCTAAATCGCAAGCTACAGCAATAGCCTCGCATGGTTTGCGAAAACTGCTGGGCGAGCCAGTAGATAACGCGGTAGTAGCCGCACTTAACATTTTAAAATCTGAAAGGACATAAATATGGCTAAAGAAATGGAAGAACTCGCCCAAGAGTTAAAAAACACAGTTGAAACCGTTAAAGGATACGCGGAAGAAGTCAAAGGGCGCATGGAAAAAGGCGAAAAGCTAACAGACGGGCTGAAAGAGCAAACAGATGAAGTGTTGCTAAAAATGAATGATATGACCGCCCGTTTGGAAGATTTAGAGCAAAAAGCCGCAAGACGAGGTGTTGAGCCTGAAGCCCCTGTCAGCATTGGCGAGCAGCTCACAAAATCTGATAGTTTTGAGCGGTATAAATCAGACCCGCGCACAGGCACTGCCGCGCGTGTGAGTATTAAGGCGGATATCACTAGCGCAACAACTGATGCTGCTGGCTCAGTCGGCAATCTCGTCCAGCCTCAACGCCTAGACGGCATCCTTGAGCTGCCAAGACAGCGCTTAACGGTTCGGGATTTGATTAGCGCAGGGCGAACCAACAGCAATGCGATTACTTACATCAAGCAAAAAGGCTTTACCAATAATGCCGCCACCGTGGCGGAGGGCGCGAAAAAACCGCAATCTGACTTGCAATACGAAGAAGTAACCACCGGCGTGAAGGTTATCGCGCACTTTATGAAAGCCTCACGGCAAATCTTAGATGATGCGCCAATGTTGCAAAGCCAAATCAATAACTTGTTGGCGTATGGCTTAAAACTTGTCGAAGAAAAGCAATTGCTTAACGGCGACGGCTCAGGAAGTAACCTTAAAGGCATTATTCCACAAGCGACTGCTTTTTCAGACCCGGCAACAATGGCAAATTACACCATTATTGATCAGTTAAGACTGGCGATGTTGCAAGCTACCATCGCGGAATATCCGTCAACAGGGCATGTATTGCACCCAATTGACTGGACAAAAATTGAACTGCTCAAGGATAACGACGGGCGCCACATCATTGGCAACCCACAAGGCAGCGCAACACCAACAATGTGGGGGTTACCAGTAGTCGTAACGTCGGCTATTCAATCGGGTAAATTCCTAACAGGCGCATTCAAAATGGCAGCGCAACTATTTGACCGCTGGGATTTAAGCGTTGCGGTCGCCACACAGAATGAAGATGACTTTGTTAAAAACATGGTTACGATTCTCTGTGAGGAACGTCTAGCGTTAGCGGTTTATCGCCCAGAAGCCTTTATCTATGGTGATTTAGCAGCGAAATAACATAGGGGCTTTATGCCCCTTTAGGAGCAAGAAATGAAAGAATATCTCGTTACACGCCAACACTATGGCGATAAACAATACTATGCCGGCGATACCCGAACAGTTGATGATGATACCGCGCGATACTTAATTGATTTAGGCGTTATCAAAGCAATAACAGAAGAAAAAGCAGAACCTGAGCATAAGAACAAATCAGAGCCTGAGCATAAAAACAAAGCTGAAAGTGTCCCTAAAAACAAATCACAAAAATGATTAAGTTAGAACGTGTAAAACAGCATTTGCGCATCGATCACGACGATGAAGACGAGTACTTAGCTGGGCGCATAGACGCCGCTAAAATCTTTGTTGAGCGTGATATTAACCGCAATTTGTATGCTGATGCACATAGTATCCCGCAAGATGACACGTATGGCATCGTGATAACTGCTGACCTTGAACAAGCTATGTTGCTGTTAATTGGCAACTGGTATGAACATAGAGAGGCAGCGGCAGATGCGACAAAATCAGAAGTGCCATTGGCATATTGGCGGTTAGTACAACATTATCGATTGTACGGAGTATGACATGGAAACCGGCAAACTTCGCCATCGCGTTAGCATTGAGCGCCCAATAAAGCGTCAAGATCCACTAACAGGCGTAATGACCGATGATTGGGCAGAAATAACGACTGTTTGGGCGCAAATTGCCCCATTATCTGTGCGTGAGTTTATCAGCGCCGCAGCAGGGCAAAGTGAAATAACCGCGCGGATACTGATGCGCTACCGTGATGATATTGATGCTACTTGTCGGATTGTTTACCGCGGTAAACATTACAACATACATGGCGTCTTAGCGGACAATAAAAGCGGCGTTGAATACCTCAATCTATCAGTCTCAGAGGGGGTAAACAATGGCTGATGGCGTAGAAATGCGGTTGCACGGCTTGGAGGCTTTGCGTGAGAAGCTCGAAGCGTTTACAGACGAAAAAAGAGCAAGACGGATTTATACCGCCGCTAGCCGAAACGCGATGAAAGAAACGCGGAAGAAAGTCAAACAAAACGCTGCAAGAATTGACGACCCTCGAACACCTGAAAACATTTCGGCTAACATCGCGACCAAAGTAAACAGCAAACACTTTACTCGTAACGGAAACATTTACGCACGCGTGGGCGTTACAGGCGGCGCACAAAAAGGCAAAGGTGGCGGGGGGAAAGGCGGGGATACTTATTACTGGCGTTTTTTAGAGTTTGGTACATCCAAAATGCCAGCTCGTCCTTTTATTCGACCTGCAATGGACGCTGACCAAATAACGGGAGCCTATGCCAGCGAATTGTCAAAAGCCATTGAGCGTGAAATTAAAAAATACGGAGCGCCGACATGATATCGATTTTCCCAATTATTACCGCAAGTAGCGAATGCAAACGACTACTTGGCGAGAACCCAACAAGATTTTATCCCTTTCACAGCGCCCCGCAAAATGGGGCGTTACCGTATGTGGTTTGGCAGATTGTCAGCGGACAACCGCTGAATGAATTAAAAGATGGTCCAGCTGGCGACCACTATACCGTGCAGATAGATGTTTATGACACTAAGTCAATACCCGCACGAATTGTGGCGATGGCAGTCCGCGATGCGCTGCAAAAAGATAACCGCGTAACGATTACTAACTGGGCTTTGGAAGCCCACGAACCCGACACCAAAATTCATCGCGTGTCGTTTGACTGTGATTTTATCCAATCAGGAGCTTAAAAATGGCGACAAAGAAAAAAGTACTATTAAGTAATGGAACGGAAGTGTTTATCGTTGACCCAACAAATGACACTAAAGTTTATAAGCTGTGTGTTACACAATTAGATGTTAATGAAGGTGACCCGACAAAAATCGACGTAACAACCCTTTGTGAACGTGAAAAAATACAAGAGGTGGATGGATTATTGGGTTCTAGTGAGAGCACCTTTACCATCAATATGGATTTTAGCGATGAAACGCACAAGATGCTGTTAGCAGCACGCAAAGATAAGCGCGAGTTAAAATTCCGCATTGGACAATCTGACGGTGATGCGCAGGCAACGCATTCAAGCAGTGGCTGGGGAGAAGAAACTAGCCGCACCTGGGTAGATTTTACAGGCTACATCTCTAAAGTGCCGTTATCTTACAGTGTTAATGCAGTAGTGCAGCCACAGGTAAGCGTAACAATGACAAGCGGTTACTCAGTAACGCATAAAGCCTAATCACTTAATCGAAATATGCAAAACCCCCGAATGTTTGGAGCATTCGGGGGTTTTTTATTCCAAACCTTAGAGCAGATAAGGAATGAAACTAGATGAATTATAAACCAAAAACGCAATTAAAAGTAGGTGGAAAAATGGCAGAGTTAATGAAAACACCAAGTGTAACAGAATGGGTATTTAGTCAAGGAGACGATTTAAAAACAGACAGTAGGATTGTGGCTAAGGTATTCAAGAAAGAACATAAAAATGTATTAAGAGATATTAGAGAACTAATTGGTAGAGATAGTGAATTTGCACGGCTCAATTTTGAGCTTTTAAATAAAACAATAACTTATGTTGATAAAGATGGAGAGGAAAAAGAAACTGAAACCGCACAAACATCGCATTATATTATGACATTTGATGGATTTATTATGTTAGTAATGGGATATAGTGGCGAAGAAGCATTTAAGATTAAATTGCAATATATAAAAGTTTTCAATGCGATGCGTAAACTGCTTACTGATAATCAATATAGCTTGATTGAACAATTACACAAAGCTGTGTTAGCTGAAAAAGTATCTTCAGTTATGGGAACTCTTGCAGGAAAAGCATTGAATCGTCGCAAAACAGAAAAAAGACTTTACCAACCTGAAATTGAGCGATTAAAACGAGAGCTACAACCAGACTTATTTTCATCTATCTATCTTAATTAAAAAGGACGAAACAATGGCATTACTTAAATTATCAGACGCATTACTAACTGGCGCACCAGTAAAAAAAGAAATTAGATTTATTGACGGGGTATCAGGTGAAGAAGTAACCGCAGATATCTATGTTAAACAACTAGGGATTGCGCAAGCCCGCTCTTTAATGGCGATTTACTCAACACAAGCGAAAGGTGAAGAAGCGGAATTACAAGCAGATAAACAACTCGCGCGCACCATAGCGCAAGCCGTAACAGACGAAAAAGGCGAGCCGTTATTTAGCGCTGACGACGTTTTAAAATTCAAACAAGACTTAATCCTAGCATTACTCGCTGCTATCGCAGAGATTAACGACCCAAAGAACTTACCGAAGAAGAAGAAATCTACTGCGAACTAGCGCTCAACGGCATCGGTGGCAATACCATCGCGGAAGTTTGTCAAAATCTAAGCGCCAATGAATACATGATTTGGCGCAGATATCGCGCAAAATACGGCAGCTTAAACGCTGCGAACAGGCAGGAATGGATGCTTGCACAGCTTACTGCTGTTGTTGCAGCGACAAACGGCGCTGACGTTGATATATACGACTTTTCTCCAAGCTTCGAGCGCCCGCGAGTGGAATTTTTGGATGTGATAGGGCTAAACAAATAAATAATAAATAAGAAAAACCGCCATTACAGACGGTTTGAAAAAAGTCCGTTGCGGTGGTGACACACCCAGCGGAATGGTAATTACTGATAAAGGAGTAATCACTTGGATAATTTTATCATAAAATTCTTGGAGTTTATTATGAAAAACGAGCAAATAGACAATAAAAGATTTACATTAGTGATAGGAGCAATTTATTTAGCAATAATGTTGTTTGGCGGTGCTGCTTTTATTACTGCTCTTGCTAAATTTTTATGATATAAATTTAGGTAACCCCTTATGAATAATCAGTTGCTATTTTGGTTGTCGCTCATAACGATAGTTTTTTTATGGCGATTACCGAATATTATTAACGCAATAAATGACTTTAGAAAAACGAAAAGATGAAAAGAACTCTTTTGCTATTGCTTCTATTATCAAACTTGGCTTCTGCTTATCAAATTACAGGCAAAGTCATTAGAATTATCGATGGCGATACGGTTACGCTATTGTCTAATAATGAGCAGTATAAAATACGCTTAAACGGTATAGATGCCCCTGAAAGAAAGCAACCTTTCGGGGGTAAATCTACTCAAATGCTCGCGAAACTAATCAAAAGTAAGCAAATAAAAGCAGTTTGCGAGAAGAAAGACCGCTACAAACGTCATCTTTGCACACTTTACCTTGGAAAGTTAGATATTAACGCAGAAATGGTGCGTTTAGGTGGCGCTTGGGTTTACCGTAAATATTACAAAGGTAGCGCATATTACGCACTTGAAAAAGAAGCGAAAGAAGCAAAGCGTGGACTGTGGCATACTAGCGAATATCAAGCCATCCCGCCGTGGGAGTGGCGGAAATTGAAAGGGAAGTCTAGGGAAAATGTTCATCAATTATAGAAGATGCCCAAACTGCGGGAACAAATTGAAGTTTTATTACTATAAATGCTTTAAATGTGAAGAAACAGAAATTACTAATTGGTTTCTCACAATCATATTTTGGGTGGCAATTTTTGCCATAGGTTTGGTATTTTACTATTACGTTACTCAGGTCGTATTGCCTAACTTAAATCTGTTCAAAATTAAATAGGGCGGAAGTAAAGGAATAATTAAATTGGTATTGTTCTTAGATTAAAAATCTGCGATATTGCTAGTTTTTAATGTAGGAGAATATGAAATGAAGAAGTTAGCTTTAGCATTATTATTATGTGTGAGTCTTGTTCATGCAGAAACTTTTAAAGATATAGTGAAAAAGCATGGCAAAGAGTTAGAGGTTTTGGTCAAAGAAGCAAAAAACTGTAAAAAAATAGCAGATATTTTAGATGCTAATTCTTCAAATAAAGAAGCCGTAAATAAGTTGCTTACTTGTGCAAAGCCGTTGAATAAGGCATGGGAATCATGGGAAAAAGAAGCATGGATGGCGGCTCAAAGCCTAACAGATAAACAAAAGCAAGCATTGTTAAATAATCCAAATAGTAAGGAAACAAAGTTCATCACAAATCTTGCAGAATACGGAGTTAATTATGCTGTTGTTATTACTGTTGCTCAAAAATGGACAGATAAACATAAGTAATATTTATTACTAATTACTTAGTTTTATAAAGCGCCTAGCAAAGGGGACTAATGAAAAAACTACTATTACTTATCTCAGCTTTATCATCATTCACTTATGCTGCTGAAATTGAAGGGGCATTTGGTTATAAATTTGGTGATAAGGTGGATTTGAATACTGGTAAGGTTAAACAAGATAAAGGAAGTATCGCTTATCTTAATTTAGATAAACCGCCTAAAGGGCTTGAGATACTAATGATAGGATTTGCACCAGATACTAACGAAATCATGTCTCTAGTTGGGCTCTCTTCATACACAGAAGATAAATGTGATGAAGTTGCCGAAAGTTATCGCGTTGCAATAGAAAAAAAATACAACGAAAAAATGCAAGCACCTACTGTTTTTACAGATGATACAAAATATATTTTAACTAAAAATAATAAGGAAATTCGGCTTGAATGTAGATATGATTTTTCAAATGATGAATCAATGTTTATCATCTATTACACTGACAATAAACGCGAAAAGGCGTCTAAGCAACGCACTGCTGAACGTGATGCAGAAAAGCTGGATTCTTCCCAACTTTAATAGACTTACAATTATTTTGTAGCCGTTGCAATTGCAGCGGCTTTTTTATATATTAGGCACAAGGTCTGAAAACCTTATTCAATAGCGGTATCCGCACCCGATAGTTATTGCGGTTTTTTTGTGTCTATTCCGTGTTTGCACACAAAGATTTCTCTATGTTGGGAGGGCGGTGAATACAATACCTGTTCGCAGGGAATAAACCCAGCCGACTATTGACGGTTTTTCAGCCTCCTGACGCCCAATTTGGGCTACATCTGAAAATGTAATCAATAGGAGTTCACTATGAACATCATTTCTTCTTTTTTTCAAGGCATATCGGTGTCTTTCCAAAACGATGGTTATCTTAATGCCACTGAAATTGCAAAAAGCTTGAACAAACAAGTAGGCGATTATTTACGCTTAGAACGCACGCAGGAATATCTCTCAGCTTTAGTGGAAAGATTGAGCGAAACGGGAAATCCCATATCGGATAAGAAACAGTTAGTTATCGTCAAAAAAGGCGGTAAATCAACATTACAAGGCACTTGGCTACATCCTAAAGTTGCTGTTGATTTTGCCCGTTGGTTAAGTGCAAAATTCGCCGTTTGGTGCGATGAGCAAATAGAAACGATTTTATACGGTAACCGAGAATATAGCAGTCCAACCACCCCTGACGAAAGAGCAGGACTAAGAGCAGCAGTAACGATGCTTACTACTAAGCGCGGGTTATTGCACAATGAAGCTTATAATCTCGTTCATCAAAGATTTAACGTTGAGCATATTGAAGACATACCAAGAGAGCAGCTATCAGAAGCAGTGGAATATGTTCATAGACTAGCACTCGAGGGAGAGCTTTTACCAAAATCTAATTCATATCAAGATGAAGCCTACAAAGATAAGCAGAGAATAGCTGCTATTTCTTTAATGACAGTTGGCGGTGAAATGCACCACCGACAAAAAGCCTATTTTAGAAAACTCGATGAGTTATTAGTTGATGCTAAAGAAATCATAGACCTTATTCAACAATACAATGGCGCTATTTATGATGGCTTATGTGAAGCACAATTTAAGTTATGTTTCTCTTCTGAAATTATGACAGAAGGCAGACGATTAGGACGAGAACGAGCAAGTTTGAGATAGATTTTAGAACCCCGCAAACGCGGGGTTTTTTATTACCTAAAAAAGGGAAAATTATGGCAACAACAAGTTTAGGGCGTTTAACGCTAGACTTAATTGCTCGTACGGGTAATTTTACCGATGGAATGAGCAGGGCAGAAAGAGCGACAGATGATTGGCGTAAAAAAGTCCAAAGAAATGCCAAACTTGCCGCAGCGGCAATGGCAGGGGTAGGCACAGCGGTTGGCTATTGGATAAAAAATGGCGTTGAGGATGCACTGCAAAAAGCCGATGAAATGAGCAAAATAGCCTCTCGTGTAGGCGTTGCGACAGAATCAATTGCGGGCTTGCAGATGGCGTTTGAAATGGGCGGTTCTAGCACAGAAGAAATGGAAAAATCTCTAATAAAACTAGCCGACCAAGCCGCAAAAGGAAATAAGGCGTTTGAAGCATTAGGGATAAAAGTAAGAGATAGTAGCGGCAATTTAATCAATTCAAGAGAATTATTAGCGCAAGTAGCGGATAAGTTTGCCGCAACATCAGACGGAGCGAGTAAAACCGCATTAGCTGTCCAGCTATTCGGGAAAGCAGGGGCAAGTATTATCCCTATTTTGAATGGCGGTTCTGAAGGTTTGCGCGAAATGGACGAGCAAGCGCGCAAACTAGGATTAACAGTTGATACAGAAACAGGGAAAGCGGTAGAAGAATTTAACGACCGTATGGATATGTTTAAGCGTCAAGCTGAGGGAACAAAGATGCAGTTAATGCAAGGATTATTGCCCTCTTTAAATGCGTTGAGTGATGCTTTTTTAGATACAAAAGACGGTTCAGATACGGCAAAAAATGCTGGAGCAGCACTAGGGGAAGTTCTAGTAAGTTTAGCAAAAATAGCTGCTGAAGTTACAGCTGCCTTTAAAATTTTAGGAATAGAAATTGGTCATGCCATGACAAGAGCAAGTCTATGGTTAGATAAAAACAAAGAGCAAAATGAGATAGTTGCGAAAGGCAAGGCAGATTTTTCGGAACAATGGAAAGCAATAGATGATAACCGAAAGGCAAGAATAAAAGCTGCTAAGGAAGCGGGGAAATACACCGAAGAAATGCGGAAACAAATAAATGCAGAAGCTCGCGCCGCGCGAGAAGCATTAGGCAATATAGATGCATTTAACGCAAAAGCGATAGCAGAAAGCAATAAGCGATATGAAAATGCCGTTAAAGCAGCTATAGAAACAAGAAAGGAAATGCGTTCGGAAACAGAAGAAACGTTTAAAAAAATAACTAATGCGTTACAAGGTGGAAACACCGGTATTGTTAAATCTGAAAAGCCTCAACGTAAACCACCACAAATGCCATCGATTGATGACCCAGCAAGTAAAGGCGGCAAAGGTGGTAAAGGTAGCAAAAAATCAGGCGGTGGGAAATCTAGCGCACAATCAAGCATAGAAAACTTTGCGCGTATGATGCAACAAATGCAAAGCGAGGCAGCAAAACTTACTGAACAGTTTGAGAGCATGAGAGTTAATGACGGTTTAGTGAGTAGCTACACAAAACTCTCTGATTTACAGCGAGATATGATTTTTAATGCTGATAGATATAAAGGAATTAGCGAGCAACAAGCTAATGCGCTTAAACGACAAGCTGCGCAACTTGATACTATCAGCCAAAAACTCGCTATTAGTCATTACGCGCATGATGCTAAAAAGCGTCTTGATGATATGGAGTTTGAAATTAGCTTAACTGGCAAAACGGCAAAAGAAATTGAGCGATTACGTTTTATCAGGGATTTAGAAGCGCAAGCCAAAGAAAAATCTATTGGTATGAGTAGGGAAAACATTGAACTACTTAAAGCGGAAACGGTACAAATCATCGCGCGTTATGATGCGATACAGCAAAAAGCACAAGAGGCGTTGCCAGACTCTAACGATTGGTTAGCAGGGATTAGTGCAGGATTTAGTAACTTTACTAAAGACGCCGAAAGTCTACACGATACCATGCAATCCTTAACGGTTAATGGTATCGAGGGTGTGGGTAACGCGCTAACCAGCCTCGTTACCACAGGTAAAGCTAATTTTAGAGATTTTGCCGTATCGTTATTGGGTGATATTGCAAAGTTAATGGCAAAACTTGCGATGACACAGCTATTGATGAAAACCATTGGTTTTATCGGTGGTGGCGCAGGTGGTGGCGGGGGTATCAATGCTAGCGCTTGGGGAGCAGGCTCATTTAATTTTGGCGGGGGCGGATTGAACTTTGCCTACGCAAACGGCGGGGCTTTTAAAAATGGCGTGCAGTTTTTCGCAAGCGGCGGGGTTTTTGATAGCCCAACCGCTTTTAAAACCGCGCAAGGGCTAGGTGTATTGGGCGAGGCAGGACCTGAGGCGATTATGCCGCTTAGACGGGGGCGCGACGGGAAGCTAGGCATTGCCGCAGCAGGAGCGGTAGGAGGGCAAAACATCACTATCAACCATACCTTAATTGTTAACCAAGCCGACGGCAGCAGTAAAACAGAGAGCGACGCGCCAGCACAATACAAGCAGCTAATGGACAGTCATTTTGACAAACGATTGGCAGAAAATTTACGCCCAGGCGGAGCGCTAGATATCGCCATTAAACAAAAGGCAGGTAAATAATGGATAAATTTAGCTGGAAAGTTGACTTATCAGGCGCAGCTAATGCGATTAGTCGCCCGGTCAATGTGTTAAGTTTTGGTGATGGATACGAGCAGCGGATACCAAAAGGCATCGCTCCCCCGCTAAGAAAGTGGGAATGCTCAAGGACTTGCAAAGCCTCAGAAGCCAAAGCGATTGAGGCTTTTTTATTGTCGCATATCGCCATGCCTTATCTTTGGACGCCTTGCGATGAAGACGAGGGAAAATTTGTGTTAGATAACGGCGAGTTGAGAAAAGAAGCGGTCGGCGGTGGCTATTACCGCCTTAGTTGGACAGCGAGAGAGGTGCGCGCATGAAAGACATTAGAGACGCTCAAGCGTATGTTGCACCTGAGCAAACTGCGCTTATTGCCTTATATGAGATAGACCTAACAAAAGTTGGCGGAGGTATAACTTATTTTTGCCCAGAGGTAAACGAAAAAGGTCAATCTATGAAGTGGAAAGGGCGAGAATATCACCCTTACCCCATCCAAGCACAAGGATTTGAAATCAGCGGCGATGGACCAGCAGGGCGCCCGACTATTGCCATCTCTAATTTATTGGGCTGGGTAACAGGTGCGATAAACGAACATGACGGAATTATCGGTTGCCAAGTCATCCGCAAACGCGTCCTTGCCAAACATTTAGACGCTGATAATTTTATCAACGGCAATGATGATGCTGACCCACTTGCAGAAGTAGTAGATAAGTGGCTGATTAACAGAATGGTCTCGCTTAACAGTAAAGCCGCCACTTTTGAGCTAGCGAGCCCTGCTGAAATGGATAACGCGGTGATACCCGCGCGCCCGATACTAGCTAACGTTCGCCCCACGCTTGCAGAGCTACGCGAGAAATACGGACATACCGCGGTCCTGCCTTACATGGGTTTCCCGTCGGTGAACAAACGTGGCGGATAAAAAAGGAGAACTTATGACCCCAATCGAACATGCTGCCCAATATCCTAACGAGGAAATTTGCGGAATAATGGTCGGTGATAAATATTACCCTGCTAAGAACACAGCCAAAGATAAGAAAAACAATTTCAGAATTGCTAAAAAAGACTGGCGGGCAGATGCGACGGCGATTGTTCACAGTCATCCCGACGGTTATCGCTATCTCTCAACAGCTGACCGCCAGCAACAAGTCTTAACGGGACTGCCGTATCATTTGATTGCTGGCGGGGAATGCTATGTTTATCGCTGTTGCCCATTATTAAGAGGGCGTGAGTTTGTCTATGGAAAAGCTGATTGTTACGCGCTGCTAAGAGATGCTTATATGTTAGCGGGGATAGATTTGCCTGAGCGACAGCGAACAGATATAGAATCAGACAGCAAAGCGGAAAGATTTAAAAATGAGCTGCCAACTGGCAGCTTTTTTGTTGTGAGTGATTTACAGCCAGGAGACATTATGCTCTCAAATGTTGGCGGGCATGCTAATCACGTAGGCGTGTATCTTGGTGATGATCAAGTCTTACATCATCCAGCGGGGCAACTCTCACGTATTGAGCCTGTCGGTAGCGGTTGGATGCGATATGTAGAGAGCATCTGGCGACATCCAGAGATGAGCGCAGAAAAAGTAGAAGCGATTAAAAATGATTTGGAGGCTTACACATGGCAACGATAAAACTCTATGGCTCATTAGCCGCGCAATACGGCGAGCAATTTGATTTAGCGATTGATAGCGCGGCAGAGGGCATTCGAGCGCTGTGTTGTCAATTAAAAGGCTTTCAACAAGCGCTGACCAACGGCGCTTTTTTTATGCGTATTGATGAGCAAGATATTGAGCCAGACAAAGTCGAAACACAGCTACACGCCAGTATCAACAGCGATAGTGTCATTCATCTTGTGCCAGAGTTTGCTGGCGGTGGCAGGTGGGGGCAGATTATTTTAGGTGTAGTGTTAGTCGTTGTTGGTGTGCTAGGCTCTGAATTTGGCTTAACCCCGCTAGTTTCGGCAGGGATTGCAATGATTGCTGGAGGCGTGATGCAACTGCTCATGAAACCGCCATCGTTTCAACAAAGTCAAAGTGATAATGCCAGTCGTTCAACCTCATTTACCAATCTTGACAATATCAGCCCGCAAGGCGCGCATGTGCCTGTCGCTTATGGCTATTTAGAAGTCGGTAGTGTCGTCGTTTCGCAATCAATAGAGAGCTATGACTTAGCAGCAGAAGCGGATAAACCTGTCGGCACAATCAACTACCGCCGCGAATACTTTACGCCAGTCCCGCATAACGGCAAACAGCCAGCGGATACCGACGACATACGCGCGCAGAACTACAAATTAGTGGAGGTGAAATAATGGGTGGTGGTGGAAATAAAGGGGCGAGAAGCCCGCACATTGCTAAAATCTCGTTAGAGTCAGCACAGCGTCTAAAGCTTGTCGATGTAATTTGCGAGGGGGTGAAAGATTTAACGCACCCGATGAGCGGAAAAGACATCTATCTAAATGGTACGCCGTTACAAAATGCGGACGGCAGTTATAACTTTGAAGGCGTTGAAATTCATGTTTTACCCGGCACGGCAGACCAAGAGTACTTACCCGGTTTTGAAACATCCGATACGGTGATCAATGTTGGCGCAGAAGTTAAATACAGTAATCCTATCGTGCGCCAAGTTATTGACCCAAACGTGGACCGCATTCGGGTGACGATAGGTTTCCAGGCGCTTGAGAGTATTAGAGACAACGGCGATACCGAAGAAACTGCAGTAGATATGGAAGTGAGGGCGGTTAATCAAGAAAAAAACATCACTAAAAGCCAAAGCGTGCGGATTGTTGGGCGAACAAACAGCACTTATCATCGCGATGTAATTTTAGAAGATTTACCGCCAACACCGTTTACTTTATCCGTTGTGCGCCACACACCAGATGCCAAAGAAAGCAATTTGCGGAATAAAAGTTTTTGGACGAGTTATGTTGAGAGTATTGATGCTAAACTTAATTATCCACATAGCGTGGTTGTTGGATTAAAAATTGACAGCGCACAATTTGGCGGTAACGTTCCTCGCCGCACTTATCGTAGCCATTGGACGGTGGTTGAAATTCCCGAAAACTACAACCCGCAAACGCGTGAATATAGCGGCATTTGGAATGGACGCTTTAAGCGCGCGTGGACAGATAATCCTGCTTGGATTTACCGCGACTTAGTCGTTAATGACAGATACGGCTTAGGGCGATACCGCAAAGACATACAAGTCGATAAATGGGCGCTGTATGCGATTGCCCAATATTGTGATGAGCTAGTCGATGATGGCAACGGCAAACAAGAGCCGCGTTTTACTTGCAACTGTTATATTACCTCGCCGCGTGATGCGTATGATGTGTTATCTGATTTAGCGAGCTGTTTTAGGGGCATCGCGTTTTACGATGGCTTACAGTTTGTTGCCACGCAAGACCGCGCGAGAGACCCCGTCGCACACTACGGCAATAATAATGTGATTGATGGGCTGTTTGAATATTCAGGCACCAGTTATAAAGACATTATCACGGCGTGTATTGTAAAGTTCTCCGATAAAGATAACAGCTATCTATCTGATAGCGTGCAATATCAAGACGATGCGTCAATAGAGCGCTTTGGCTATAACGTCAAAACACTAACCGCGTTTGGCTGCACCAGCCGTGGGCAAGCACAACGGGTGGCAAGATGGGTAGTTGAAACGGCAATCAGAGAGCGCGAGAGCGTGAGTTTTAGCGTTGGGCGTGAGGGCATTAAACATCTGCCGTATGACATTATCAGAGTTGCCGATAATGATTACGCGGGTGCGCAAATCGCCGCGCGTATCGTTAAAGCAAGCGGCAATCAAATCACGCTAGACCGCGCGATTGATAAGAGCGCTAAAACATTGCGTTATCTCGACGCACAAGGCAGAGAGCAAACGCGGAAAATTAGTGCGGTTAAACAAGCTGTTATTACCGTTGATGCCCCAGCAAATATTCCAAAAAACACGCCCGTTATTATTACTGGCGAGGTGGAAGCAAGATTATTTAGAGCGATTGGCATCAAAGAAAACGACGACGGCAGCTATACGATTAGCGCCGTTAGCCATGACGCGCAAAAAGAAGCAGTAACGGATAAAGGCGCGACGCGGGTACAAGCACCTGTTATTACTAGACATAGCAAACCTCAAGTTTATGCTCCGCAAATTAACACTAGCGGCGATAAGCTGCTGTTAAAGTGGGACGTAATCGGTAATACAGATTTGCGCTATGAGATTAAAATCTATCGCAATAGCGAACTCTATCAGACACATTACACTGATACACCGCTACTGGCTCTTTATGACTTACCGCTTGGTGATTATCGCGCTGAAATCCGCGCCATAGACACTTTTGGCGGAATTAGCGACCCGATTGAACGCGTGTGGCAATTAAGCTATGACATCACTAATTTAAGAGCCATTCCTAAAGTTTTTGCCATCGAACTCAACTGGAGTGTGCCAGAGAATATCATCAATGACGCGTGGATAGAAATTTGGTCGCACACAAGCAACGATATCTCCGCTGCTAGTCGTTTAGCGCGCCTACCCTACCCAGCTAGCCAATACACAATGAGTAATTTGCGCATTGAGGAGAGTTATTATTTTTGGGCGCGGATGGTGGATAAAAAAGGCAATATTGGTAATTGGTCGGGTGAGATAAAAGGGCAGCCGAGCCAAGACCCAGCGCCGATACTTGAGCAAATCAACGGACAAATCACCCAAAGCGTCTTACATCAAGATTTGGTGGACCAGCTGAATAATATAGAAGCTGTCGTAACGCCACCAATGGCAGGTGATGCAATAAACTACGCGGGGGATAACACGGTTTTTGCTGGCGTCTGGTCATTGTCTAGCGCAATTCAGGCAGGCGATTTAGCGCAGGCGGAAAAAACAGACCTCGTCTTATCGCAAGTGAACGACGCCAAAGCAGCAATACAGCAAACGTCAAAAACCGTTGTCGACTTAAAAAAAGGCACTAGTGCGCTCTATACACTCGCTGCTATTGCTACTGATGGCGAGGGCAAGCCAGTGATTGGCGGAATTACCGTTGGAGTGGACGGAAAAACCGCCTCGTCAGAAATCTTACTGCAAGCTGACAAACTCATGCTGTGGAGTGGGGATAAAAAACCCATGTTTGCCATTGTTAATGGTAAAACCGCGATTAACGGCGATTTAATCGCAGACGGCACTATCCTTGGGCAACACATAAAAGCCAATCAAACCCTTAGCGCTCCTAACATATCAGGAGGGCAGCTTGATATTGGAGGTGGCAGGGGACGCTTTAGGGTAGAAAATGACGGTCATGTCTCAATCACCTCATCCGGTCGCAGTGGGCTTACTATCACTAACGAAAGTATCGAAGTTAGAGATGATAACGGCGTGTTACGGGTAAAAATAGGAAAACTCTAATGTTTGGATTTGAAATTTATAGCGAAAACGGAAAGAAATTATTTTCAGCGGGTGAAAATATAGCGTGTTTTGTTGGTTCATCTAAAGACAATGCTATCTCTATTGGCAACGCAGAACCCGCATGGGTGTGGTTTGGCGTAACTGCCTTTGTGTCAGATGCCCAGCCGATTTACGAACACAATATGCCGTCAAACCTGTGTTATCTCAGAGATAAAAGTATCGTCGTTGAAAAAGGCCCGGGCGAAAATGTCGAAATCTTTTGGGGGATTGTATGAGCTATGGGCTAAGTATTAACAACCCTGCCTTACAATACGCTTTTGACGAAGGGTACAGCGCATTAAATTTTCAAGGTGCGGGCATAACGCAGAGATACAGCGGGAATATTACTTATTTAGATTTTAATTGCCCCAGCCGACCAGTGCTGTTTTACCGCAGTGCTGAGGCTAACAATCTTACTGCGCCACATTATGTTGTAGACCGTGGCAATGGTAGCTATCGCGCTTATTGCTTAGGACAAGCTGAGATATTCGTATTTTCAACGCGTGTTGTGCCATCAAATGACAGGTACGGCGTGAAGATATGGGGAAAAAATGGACGGTTAGTCTATCAAAGTAGCGACCAACCGATAAAACCTGTCGCGAGAGTGCTTACCGCGCCAATCGCGCGCGACCAACAGCAAAACTGGTTCGGCGGGGGAGGGAGAAAAATCGCGTATATGCTTCAAGGTAGCGCATTTTTAGCACACTATGACATCGGCGCAAAGCGTCTATTAATCTGGCGCACAGTTGTGCAGTCATTAAAAGGCGGCTTTGGTGTGCGACTGATGAAAATTATTGATAAACACGTAACAGGTCGGGATAAAGAATTCGGCTATCTCAACATTAACGCTAGCGCAACACCTCCGTGGTTAGGCGATAACAGCCCTGTCGGACTATTTGTTATTGATGTACACGACCTTGATTATCAGGGGCGTCAAAATTTTACGTTTTATTGATTTATTGAAGGAGAAATTATGAGTATACAGCAAATTAATCTAGGTACAGCTCCTGCCGGGGCGGATGGTGACACGGTTAGAACAGGGTTTGATAAAACAAATCAAAACATAAACAAACTCAGCGAAGAAAAAGCAAACAAAAGCGGAGATGTTTTCACCGGTGTTATTAGAATAACGGGCAATGTCCCAGGCGGATTTTCGCACGGACTACAAATACAAAACTCAAGTAGTGCTGTAGATTCTGGACGCTACATTGATTTTTTAAATGAGCATGCAAACATCGGAAGTATACACTGCACTAGTAATGAGAACGGTAGTAGTAAAATACACTTTATGACAACGCCCGAAGGTAACATATCTGACGACAGACGGCAATGGAGTGCGACAATCGACGAGAACGGAGCAATTTGGGCGAGAGCGTACGGCGGATTATTAGATAGCTACTTTGCAAAGCAGAAAAATTCAGTTTTTTCAGGAAATGTTACAGTTAATTGTGGGATTGTAGATAGTTGGCATAGGGGGATAGTTTTAACTGGACCGGGTATTCATGCCAGCAGCGATAATTATAGTCGTGCGCCTGCATTAATTTCAAAAACAGATAAGGGAGGCATGGAGGCGTGGTTTTTTGCCGAAGAGTGGATTGGACACGAACACGCGGCATTAATCGCGCTGAATGGCTTTGATGTACCGACAAAAATTTGGAAATTTAATTCCGCGGGCAACGCAACAGCTCCTGGCTCTTGGCTCAATGGTTCTGATATACGACGCAAAGACAACATAACGCCTATTGATAACGCATTAGATAAGATTGCTGTCATTCAACCGATTACTTATACCATGGATGGACAGAAAGGCGCAGGGTATAGCGCGCAAGAAGTCAAAGCGCAATTACCAGAAGTTGTGTTTGATGTCGGCGAAGCGACCGATAAAAATGGCGAAAAAATTACAGACGCGCTTGCTATCAACTACGGCGGCATGAGTGCGCTTAATACGCAAGCTATAAAAGAGCTACTGATTATTGTTGAGCAGCAAGCGGAAAAAATAAAAACGCTTGAAGAAAAAATAAACGCGTTAGACGGCTAAGTCTGTCCAGACGTCAGCGGGTACAACGATATTCTAAATCCTCGCCATGTTCCCATACCCGACCAAGCGCTTATCGCATTTTTAGATGGCGTGCAAGAGTTATCAAAGCAGGGATTTTTAGAGATTTCTGTAATAGAGCGATAGTAGCAAAATTATCTATCAAATAAATGAGCGAAATCGGTCCATTCTGCACGTTTTCCCTCTCGTTTTACTGCGTTATCATAACGTTGTAAGGACGACCAAGAAGAATGTAAAGAGACGCGTTGAATTTGAGGGATAGAATAACCGTCTTCTGCTAGCCGCGTAATTCCCTCATGTCGCAATGAATGAAAACAAAAATTTCCTTTGAATGATTGTATTGCTCGGCTGAAATTTGTACCAATGCTTGCTGCATTCACTGGTAAAAGTAAAGACTCATCACCGCCAGCAATTAGCATACGCTCACGAACTTTTGACTCAAGCAATAGATCAATAATCTGCAAGGCAGAATTAGTAATATGAGCTACTTTATTATTTCCTTTTGCACCGTGCGGCGATTTTACATCGCGAACCAACCACGATTGGGCAGAGCGATTAAAATCCGATAAACGCAATCGTACGAGTTCGCCACGTCTTCGGGTAGAGTATACGGCTAACCAAACGATCAGATGCATCGGGATTAGCGAACGACCATACTTCCATTGATGGGCAAAAAACGCCATCAGATGCTCAAAATCTTCATAAGACGGGAGCACGTCGCGCACACCTGATGCTTCAATCATACGAGTTTTAGACAATCCATTGAGCGCACGGTCAAACTCGGCTAAATCAACATCTATATTCCATGATAAATCAGCCGCCGTTAAAACCATCCTGATTAGCGACAAATCTGCTTTTACTGTAGAGGCTGCAACAGGATGCTCAAATCCATCAATATCACCCGCTCTACGTTGTCTAGCAAACTCAGATATTAATGACCTAGAGAGTGATGAAATAGGTATATCTGCAATTGGCATACGTGCAATTGAGCGCAAGCCAAAATTAACTGAGCGAGCGTAATTCTTGCCGTTTTCCTCTAAAAATCGTTCAATTGCTGCGCCAAGCGATAACGAACTTTTACGCACGCCAAGCATAATCTCTGGGTTTTCCTCGATTTCAAGCAGGCGTTTACGCTCCCAAGCGATTGCAGTAGCTTTGGAAGAAAAGGTCTTACTCTCAGAAAATTTAGGAAAGCCAGAAATGTTTTTGCGAATTTGCACTCGATATCGTATATTTCCTTTCTTATCTTTGCGCGTAACAATACTCATACTTTCCTCCAAGCTTATGGTGCAAATGCACCTAGAAAAATGGTGCAAATATTGTGCAATAAAACTGCAGAAACACGCAATAAAACTGCCTAATATTGACAAATATAGCAGAAAGAAATTAGATAAAAGCAAATAAAAATGAATGAGATAGAAATAAATTCAAATAAATCAATATCGCATAGATTTTGTGTAGCGCCGATGCTGGATTGGACTACGCCAGAATGTCGGCGGTTGCATCGCCTTTTTTCGCCACATGCACGTTTGTATACAGAAATGGTAACGACAGGTGCAATTATTTATGGCGATAAAATGCGTCATTTACGGCATTTTGTTGATGAACCTTGTGCATTGCAATTAGGCGGTGGTAAGCCAGAGGAGTTGGCAAAGGCAACTGCAATGGCACAGGCGTTTGCATATCAGGAGATTAATTTAAATGTCGGTTGTCCTAGCGATCGTGTGCAAAATAATCAAATTGGCGCGTGTTTAATGGCAGATGCGCCATTGGTCGCTAAGTGTTTATCCGCAATGCAGAGAGAAAGTGATGTTCCTGTTACGGTTAAGCATCGTTTAGGGATTGATGAACAAGATGAACGGCAGATTTTTGATTTTGTGGATTGCTTGTTACAAGGCAGTTCTTGTCGGGTTTTTATTGTGCATGCACGAAAGGCATGGTTGCAAGGGTTAAGTCCAAAAGCGAATCGAGATGTTCCGCCACTAAATTATGAATTGGTTTATGAGTTAAAACAGCGTTTTCCGGAGGCGACGATTGTTATTAATGGTGGGATTGAAACAATCGAAGCGTGTGAAAAGCATTTGCATTATGTTGATGGCGTGATGCTTGGGCGTGCCGCTTATAAAAATCCTGCCATTTTATTATCTGCTGAATCACTTTTTAATACTAAATCTTTGACTGAAGAACAGCTTATTCCTGTTTTAACACAGGAGATAAGCCAAGCTTTAGAACGAGGGGAGCGATTAAGCGATTATGTACGTCATTTATTAGGAATGTTTGCTGGTCAAAAAGGGGCAAAGCAGTTCCGACGAATATTAAGCGAAGAAGCGCGTTTACCAGAGGCGGGAATAGAGATTTGGCAAAAAGCGGTTGCTAGAGTTATTTTATAGATTTGAGAATTATTCTTATTTATGACAAATTTATAGCAAAAAAAATGATAATTTTAAAATTAGTCGCTTAGGTTTTTACACTTTCGATATGATTAAAAACACTATATAGTGTGCTTTCTTTTTGTTGCATATACTATATATTGTGTTTAAAGGGATTGCTATGAGTGACTCGGGAACAATTCAGGTAACTAAGCGTGATGGGCGTAAAGAGAAGCTGGATTTAGATAAAATTCATCGTGTAGTTAATTGGGCAGCCGAGGGGTTGCGTAATGTTTCTGTTTCACAGGTGGAGATGCGTTCGCACATCCAGTTTTATGATGGTATTACGACCAAAGCAATTCATGAAACGTTGATTAAATCTGCTGCTGATTTGATTTCTGAAGAAAATCCCGATTATCAGTATTTAGCCGCGCGCTTAGCCATTTTTCATTTGCGTAAAATTGCTTTTGGACAATATGAACCGCCACATTTATATGCACATGTCAAAAAGCTGACCGAAGCTGGTAAGTATGATGCACATATTTTGCAAGATTATACGCCAGATGAGTTTGAAATTTTAAATGTGCATATCGACCATGATAGAGATTTGAAGTTTGCTTATGCGGCAGTAAAGCAAATGGAAGGTAAGTATTTGGTGCAAAATCGCGTAACAAAGGAAGTTTATGAGAGTCCGCAATTTTTGTATATGTTGGTGGGAATGTGTTTGTTTGCGCGCTATCCTAAAGAAACCCGTTTAGATTATGTGAAGCGTTTTTATGATGCAGCTTCTACTTTTTTATTGTCTTTGCCAACACCAATCATGAGTGGGGTGCGTACGCCTTCTCGACAGTTTAGTTCTTGTGTGTTGATTGAATGTGGCGATAGTTTAGATTCTATTAATGCGACTACTTCTGCGATTGTACGCTATGTTTCTCAGCGTGCGGGGATTGGTGTAAATGTTGGAAGAATTCGGGCGGAAGGTTCTGCTATTCGTAATGGTGAAGCAAGACATACGGGTTGTATTCCATTTTACAAACTTTTTCAAACAGCAGTGAAATGTTGCTCTCAAGGTGGCGTACGAGGCGGTGCGGCAACGCTCTTTTATCCGCTTTGGCATTATGAGGCTGAAGCGCTACTGGTATTAAAAAATAATCGTGGCGTAGAAGAAAATCGGGTTCGTCATATGGATTATGGCGTACAAGTAAATCGTTTGTTGTATACGCGCTTATTGAAGAAAGGCAACATTACGCTATTTTCACCGTCAGATGTGCCAGGTCTTTATGAAGCATTTTTCGCCGACCAAACAGAATTTGAGCGCCTTTATGAACAATATGAGCAAGACGATAGTATCCGTAAGCGAGTGGTTCCTGCGGTGGATTTATTTTCTTTGATGTTGCAAGAGCGCGCTGGCACGGGGCGTTTATATATTCAAAATGTTGATCACTGTAATACTCACAGTCCGTTTAATCCAGCATTAGCGCCTGTACGTCAGTCTAATTTATGTATGGAAATTGCACTGCCTACTAAGCCTTTAAATGATTTGCATGATCCCAATGGAGAGATTGCTTTGTGTACGTTATCAGCAATCAATCTTGGTGCTTTTGAACGTTTGGAAGATATTGAGCCAGTAGCCGAGCTGATTGTTAGAGCTTTAGATGCGCTATTAGATTATCAAGATTATCCAGTGGAAGCTGCTCGCCGAGCGACAATGAATCGCCGTACTTTAGGCGTAGGCGTGATTAACTATGCCTATTTTTTAGCAAAGAATGGAGTTCGGTATTCTGATGGTAGTGGGTTAGCGTTAACGCATCGGGCATTTGAAGCCATTCAATATTATTTGCTAAAAGCCAGTAATCAATTAGCGAAAGAGTATGGTGCTTGCCCAGCATTTAATGAAACTACTTATGCACAAGGTTTGCTTCCAATTGATACGTATAAAAAAGAACTAGATTCCATTTGCCAAGAGCCATTGCATTTAGATTGGGAGGCATTGCGTGCACAAATTAAAGCACATGGCTTAAGAAACTCGACGTTAACCGCATTGATGCCTTCTGAAACTAGTTCGCAGATTGCCAATGCTACTAATGGTATTGAGCCACCAAGAGGATATGTCTCAATAAAAGCCTCTAAGGATGGTATTTTGAAACAAGTGGTTCCAGAGTTTGAGCGTTTGAAGCATCAATATGAATTGTTATGGCAATTACCAGAGAATAAGGGCTATTTAGAATTAGTTGGTGTAATGCAAAAATTTGTTGACCAATCTATTTCTGCCAATACTAGTTATGATCCTGCAAGGTTTGCTAATGGAAAAGTTCCTATGCAGCAACTGATTAAAGATTTATTACTGACTTATAAGTTAGGCATTAAAACCTTGTATTATCACAATACGCGTGATGGGGCATCTGATAAACAAACCGACCTTGTTGATGAATGCGCTGGCGGCGCTTGCAAAATTTAAGGAATAGTAAAATGGCGATGAAAAATTATTCAACTTTCGTTCAAAAAAAGAATGATCCTTTAAAAGAACCAATGTTTTTAGGTCAGCCAGTTAACGTGGCACGCTATGACCAACAAAAGTTTGAAATTTTTGAAAAGCTTATTGAAAAACAATTGTCTTTTTTCTGGCGACCAGAAGAGGTGGATGTTTCGCAAGATCGCATTGATTATCAAAACTTGCCAGAGCATGAAAAGCATATTTTTATTAGTAATTTAAAGTATCAAACTTTATTGGATTCTATTCAAGGGCGTAGTCCAAATGTGGCATTATTGCCTTTAGTTTCTATTCCTGAATTAGAAACATGGATTGAAACTTGGGCATTCTCTGAAACCATTCATTCTCGTAGTTATACCCATATTATTCGCAACATCGTCAATGACCCCGGTGTAGTATTTGATGATATTGTAGAAAATGAGTATATTCAAAAGCGGGCAGCAGATATTGCAATTTATTATGATGATGTGATTGAGTATTCTCAGCATTATCTTTTATATGGTGAAGGTACTTATATTTGTAATGGTCGTGAAATTGTTGTGACCAAAAGAGAATTGAAAAAGAAAATTTATTTATGCTTAATGTGCGTAAATGTATTGGAAGCCATTCGCTTTTACGTTTCTTTTGCTTGTTCTTTTGCTTTTGCTGAAAGAGAATTGATGGAAGGCAATGCAAAAATCATCAAACTGATTGCGCGCGATGAGGCTTTGCATTTAACTGGCACACAGCACATGATTAATTTAATGCGTGATGGGCAGGATGATTCTGAAATGGTAAGTATTGCTAAGGAATGCCAAGAAGAATGTCAGCGCATTTTTACTATTGCAGCAGAGCAAGAAAAAGAATGGGCAGCTTATCTCTTTAAAGATGGCTCAATGATTGGACTAAACCGCGATATTTTATGTCAATATGTAGAATATATTACCAACCTTCGGATGAGCGCTGTTGGATTAACACCTGCATTCCCAAATAGTACGCAAAATCCTATTCCTTGGATAAATGCTTGGCTATCTTCAGATAATGTGCAAGTGGCACCTCAAGAAGTTGAAATTAGTTCTTATCTTATTGGTCAAATTGACAGTGAAGTCAATTTAGATGATTTGGATGAGTTTGAACTGTAATTATATATCTTGCCTGAATGTAATAACGCTATTTTTAAATAGTATTATTACTTTTTATTGTTAAATTGAGAATGCCATTATGCCTATTATTGAAATTAATGGAAAAACGCTTTATCCCCGAGAAAGAGAGACCATTTTAGAAACGCTTGAGCGAGAGGGATATTGTGTAGAGTATCAATGTCGGCAAGGATATTGTGGGAGCTGTCGATTAAAATTCTTACAAGGAGAAGTGGCATATCTTTCATCTCCATTGGCTTATGTTCGCGCAGATGAATTATTGAGTTGCTGTGCTATTGTCAGAAAAGATTTAAAAATAGTTTCTGAAATATTTGAATTATCTACTGTAGAAACGGGTATTTACTATCCTAAAAATCAAAAAATGCTTTCTGAAAAATCAGTGTGATATCAAAAAAAGTAAAAAACACTCTTGTCATGAAAAAGAATATCGCTATAATGCGCATCTCTCATAAAGAGATGGATGCTTAGCTCAGTTGGTAGAGCAACGCCCTTACAAGGCGTGGGTCATAGGTTCGAGTCCTATAGCATCCACCACGCGGAGTGGTAGTTCAGTTGGTTAGAATACCTGCCTGTCACGCAGGGGGTCGCGGGTTCGAGCCCCGTCCATTCCGCCATTTTTTATTTCTCTTTAAGTTTCTTTCTGCGGAGTGGTAGTTCAGTTGGTTAGAATACCTGCCTGTCACGCAGGGGGTCGCGGGTTCAAGTCCCGTCCATTCCGCCATTTTTATATTCATATCACTTTATTGCCTAAAAATTCAAATATTGAATACAGACCTTAAATAAGGTTAGATCTTTCAGACGTTTTTGATAAATTTTCACTACTAATAAAAAAAATGATATTTTGATTTTAATATATAGTTAAATCAGTCAAAAGTCATCTCAATCCAAAGCGTATAAAAGAATAAAGTATCAATACAATCCATCCGCCATTCTTTGTGTACTTACTCCAAGCCCACATCTTTTCAATGGGATTTAAGTCTGGACTATAGCTAAACTCCTTTAACTCGCATACATTATTAGATTATTTTCCTTACTAAGTTAATACTTTCGGCTTGTCAATTTGTATGCTAACCAAATCTATTTAGCTATATAGGGCGGTAACCAAAGTATCTCATGCTCATGCTTTTCAATGATTACTTGAATACCACTGCGAGACCTTTGCAAAACCCTAAAAACCCACTAATCTTTCTCTTGAGCCGATACAGAGGAAAAAAACATGACAACCTTCTTCCAACAAAGCACCAAAAGCATCATTGCCAAACACATCGATTGATTTCCTTTACTCAAGCTTCAAGCCGTTATTGACTGGAATCCCATACGCCAAAGCCTGCAACAATTCCGATACCGTCAGGAACATAGCGGACGCCCACCTTATGAACCATTAGCGATGTTTAAAGCTATCTTACCCGGGCAATAGCACAGCCTCTCAGACCTAGAGCTTGAACACAGCCTTGTTACCCGACACTCTAGGCTACAAAAAATACGCCCTGACAGACCAAGACGGCTACATCGAACAGCTGCACTTCAGCAGCGCTAACGAGCATGAAAGCCAACACCTTGAGGCATTACCAGAAAACCTAAACGCAGGTACAACTGTCTATGCCGGCAAAGGCTACAGCAGTCAAGCAAACCGCCAACGCTTACGAGAAAAAGGATTAAAAGACGACATAATGGAAAAAGCCAGCAGAAGCCAATCGCTGAGTCAAGCACAGAAAGCCCGTAACAAACTACTGTCAAAAATGCGCTATGTTATAGAACGAGTCTTTGGGGTATTATATCGTAAGTTTAGCGGCAAATGCGCGAGCTGA